ATCCGGGATCGGTACGTTCCTTCCTGCGGCGCTGGCCGATGGCGCGGCGCTCGGGCTTCATGAAGTTCAAGGTGAACTACGGCCGAGTGCAGTTCGGTATCAACGTAGAGCTTGGTGATTCGGTACAGGTGCCAGCTGGCGAAAACAAGACGGAGCAGGAAGCGGTCTACAAGATCACAACCAATGCGTCGATTCGCGGTTACGTGTCCGAACCCGAGATTCAAGAGATTGGTAAGATCAACCATCTCGATGTAGTGTCGCAGATCACAGGAGTCAATGCCAACGTGGCAGGCTCGCAGTTCTTCCCGTTCCCGGAGAAATCGTAAGTAGGAGGTTTCAATGTTGGATCTCAAGAAGCCCTATGTCGTCAATGCGTGGCGTACGCCTAAGCAAGTCGGCATCGTTCGCGTAGCGGACGGAGCGAAGGGATCGACGCGTGTGATGGGCCCCGGCAAGGTCAATGTGCCGGATGGCTATACCATCGACCGCAACTGGTTGGCGCTGAATGGTGGCGGCATCAAGTTTGTCGACCCGACGGAGAATCAAAACACGCAACCGGCACCTGCAGTGTCGGAAGCCACACAAACCACGGCCCCGACCGTCACAGCCGAAACGAGCGCTACTGCTCCGCAGGCAACGCAGGATAAAGGGGATAAGTAATGTCGATCCTTCAACAACAGGCATCTGACGTTCGCATCCAGGAAATCAATCTGTCGCAGGTGATTACCTCGGCTTCGTCGGCAGTCGTCGGACAGACCATTGTCTCGACGCAAGGCCAGACGGGCCCGTTGCACTTCACCAACGCAGACGACTACAAGGCCATGTACGGCAACCCGAACGCGCAGGTGTCGTTCGATGTCTACTGCGGTCTCGACTACTTCAACGAGGGTAATGACCTCTGGGGTCTTCGTGTAGTCGGCGCTGGCGCGCTGTATTCCGCGGTGCTGCTGTCGGTGGACAACGCGGGTGCTGCACATCTGACGCCGATCAGCGCAGGGGTGGTCGACCCGACGCTGCCCGACTGGGAAACGATTACGCCGTCTGGTCACACGGCAATCGCGCTGTTCTACGGTAACAAGGGCCCCGGCTCTTACGCCGATCAGACGGCGATCTCGATTCAGTCGACCAACGCGGCAACGCCGACGGGTGTGACCGTGAACTCGGCTGCAACCGGTGGTATCCTGCCGGCGGCTACATATGCCTACCAGGTGGCGAGTATCGGCCCGGGCGGCAGCGAGACGTTGGTGTCGTCTGCAGTGCAGGTGGTTATCGCTGGTGCAGGCACGACCAATGCGAATACCATTGCGTGGACGCTGGATCCGAACGCAATCGGCTACAAGGTTTACGGCCGCACGGGTGCAAACGTCGGGTTGATCGCACAGGTTGGCGCTGGCACCTCGTCCTTCGTGGACACGGGTGGTGTTACGGTGGATACGACCAAGCTGCCGATTACGTCGCCGGCTAATCTGCCCCCGGCCTCGCCGCTGTTCACGGTCAACGTGTACGACCTGTCGCAATCGAAGTCGGCGGTGGTCGAACCGTTCCAGTGCACGTTGATGGACTTCACCGACTCGTCGGGCCTGGAAGCCGAGCTTGAGCAGCGCATCAACCCGTTCTCGCAATACATTCAGGTGACGTCGAATGTCCCGGCCATCGTTGGTGCTCTGCCGACGATTGGTAACGCGGCACAGACGGCAATGGACGGTGGTGATTCGGGTGCGGCTCCGACGTCGTTCGACATTGCGGCTGCATGGGCGCAGTTCTCGAACAAGCAGCTGTATGGCGTCAACCTGCTGCTGAACTCGGGCCACAGCGATCCGAACGTGCAGTTGGCGATGGACACGTTGGCGCAGCAACGCGGTGACGCAGTCGGCCTGTTGGACGTGCCGTCGGCGTCGCAGCAATTCCAGGCGGCTATCGACTATCGCAACCTGGAGCTGAACCTCAACTCGACGTACTCGGCACTGTTCTGTCCGGACGTGTTGGAGAGCGACAACATCAACGGCAAGCAGCAGTACGTGCCGTTCTCGGGCTGGGCTGCAGCGCTGTGTGCGCGTACCGACCGTGTGGCGAACCCCGCGTTCTCGCCGGCTGGTTTGAACCGCGGCCTGGTGCCGGTGTTGAAGACGCGCCACACGTATGACGACGGCCAGTCGACCAACCTGTTCAAGGCTCAGGTCAACTACACGCGTACCTTCGTTGGTCAAGGTATCGCGCTGTGGGAGCAACAGACGTTGGCTGCCCAGCAGTCGGCGCTGTCCTGGTTGTCGGTGCGTCGTATCGTCAACGTCATTAAGGTGTCGCTGTATAACTTCCTGATCTTCAGCTTGCAAGAGCCGAACGACGACTTCACTGGTCGTCAGATCGTGGGGTCGTGCTCGGCGTATCTGCAGCTGGTGCAGAACGCCCGCGGTATCTCGAGCTTCGACGTGGTGTCCGATTCGCGCAACAACACCGCAGCGCAGTTCAACAGCGGCATCCGCACCGTGACGGTTATCATCGTCCCGCAGATCCCGATCCACGAGATCGATTTGCAGGTGGTGATTTCCAAGCAAGGCGTGTCCTTCACGGAAGTGCTGTCGCAAGTCGCCGGTACCACGCAGTAATCAACGGCACGGGTCGGCTGTGAAAACGGCTGACCCATTAACGGAGAGAGCAATGAGCCAGAAACAACGATTCAAGCTGAACGCTGCGGCACGTCTGATTGCATCGGCCAAGCGCGAGTCGGCGTCCTATGGGGCAGATGCAATCGAAGATGCCGTGCGCGACACCAGCAACGAACAAGGCACGGACGACATGGATGTAACCGAAGAAAGCGCGGACGCAAGTCCCTCGCTGACGAACATCCAGAATCCCGTGCCGAACGGCATGATGTGATTCAGCAACATAACTCAGGAGTATCAACATGGCTCGTTCCAGCCTGTTTGACGTTCAGAGTGTAGGCGACCCGGCGCAGTCGTGGAACTTCGACTTGTTCCTGCCGACCATTCCGGGTTCGTCTGACACTCGTGACCTCACGTTCAAGTGCATGACCATGGACCTGCCGGGCTTCGGCTTGGACAACGTGGAAGTGCCGCTGCACGGTGTGGTCCTCAACTTCGCCGGCCGCGCGATCTACACGCACCAAACCAACGTTCAGTTCCTGGAGACGAGCGACTGGTCGACGCGTTCCAAGATTCGCAAATGGCGTGAGTCGATTCGCTCGTGGAAGAACAACACGGGTAGCGTGTCTTCGGTCTACAAGGTCAATGCGCAGATGGTCGTGTACAACGACATCCCGCAGGTGATGCGTACCATCAACGTCTATGGCCTGTGGCCGGAAACGTATGGCGAAGTGAACATGGACGGTGGCGCATCGAACACGGTGCAACCGCAGGTCACGTTCCGTTACGACTGGACCGACGACGTTTAAGTAAAAGGCAAACCATGAAGCTCGAAGCGGCTAAGCGGCTGCTTCTTGCTGACGGTGAATGGTTCGATGCGCTGACCGACGACATGAAGGAGCAGTACGTCAAGGAACACCCTGAGTCGAAGTATGCCAAGGGGTGGAAGCGCAAAGGTAACGTACCTGCTACCAAACCAGGAACGCAGGTTGCGCCGACCAACCAATCGCCGCAGCAGAAGCCGCAACAGAAACGACAGGTGCAGCAGGTCAAGAAACAGCCGCCAGCTAATCCGGGTGGCACGCCGAAAGCGAAGCAGGCGATTCATAAGCTGCCGGCGAAGGGTCAGCAGTTCATCAAGTCAGGTGACACCGCGGCTGGCTCCAAGTCGCGCAAGGCTCTTGGCAAGACGCTGAAGAAGCGGTCGAAGGCTATCGCCAAGAACGTCTACAAGGACAACAAGCAGCTGGCGCATGCCCTCACGTCGATTCCCAACATCCTCCAGGATAAGGGTTCGAAGAGTGACTGGAAGAACATGCGCAAGATCGGCCTGACCGTTCTCGGTTCGGCGGCGCTTGCGGGTGCGCTGGGTGTGTCTGGTCCGGCTGGCTTCCTGACCTTCATGGCGTTGAAGCATATCGCCAAACCGGCCTTGGGCAACCTGGTCAAGCAGGGTATCAAGCGTCTCAAAACGCAAGGTCCCGAACAGGATGAGTCAGAGGTCAAGCATGTGTCCTCGGCTGCGTGGAAGGCGTCCGGCAACAAAGGCATCAGTCCTTACGGCTACTGGAAAGATCGCAACACCTGGATCTCCGAGACGAAGAAGGAGTGGGAGTCGAAGTATGATGAACGCGAGGACGATGCCGACGACTGGGATGATGAGGACGAGGACGATGAAGACGACAACCACGACTCGCATTTTCACCGTAATCATAATCGTAACCGCAGACGTCATGCAGCGTTGATCGTTGCCGCGGACGAACCTGATGACGAGCAAATGATTCAGGCCGTGGTCGACATGTTCAGCACCTACGCGTCCGAAGGCAACATCCCGGACGAAGCGTGGGACGCATCAGTCGAGGAGTACGCGAATGACCACGCAGGCATGGATGAACAACGCAGTCCAGCGCCGCAGAGCCGTGATCCTTTCCCCAATCTTGGCAAAGTGGGGGCCGGCTCTCGTCCACTACTGCGAAGGGTGTGAGCAGTTTCACCTCATCCACGTAGAGGAGCCGAATCACTGCTCAGCTAAATGGACGTATAACGGCAACCCGTTCAAGCCGACGTTTGGCCCATCGATCAACATGCCGGGTCTGTGTCACTACTTCATCGTGGATGGCAACATTCAGTATTGTAGTGACAGCAAGCATCAGTATGCAGGGCAAACGCGACCACTGGTTGCGCTGCCTTTGACCGGCGAGGGCGATCTGCCTCCTGATGAGGTCGACACCTTCGCGTTGTACTAGCCACCGGGGTTTGCATCCCGGGAGGTTCACAATCGCTACATCAATCTTCACAAAGGAAGGTATCATGGATCTGAATCTCAAGAAGATCAGCGCATCGACCGTGGCTATCACGGACTTCACGATGCAAACGCCGACCATCGCCAAGGTCATCATCTCGTTCACTGGCAGCCACAACAAGGACACGATCCGCGAGGCGCTGGAAGCGAAGCTGGACCACCAGGCTGCACCGATCGAGAACAGCTTCCGCGTGGTCAAGGCCGGCATCGCCGTCGGTTACCTGCGCGCCAACCGCGAAGTGCGCGTGATCGACGAGAAGCAACTGCGTGCCTCGTACAAGGCGCTCGGCTCGAACATCATGATGGACAACAACGACCGCTCGACGTGGGAAATCCACGAAGGCGCCGCCGGCAAGTATCTGACGCGCCACGCGATGGAAGATCTGTCGGAGCTGGTGCAGGCGTCGGTGCATCGCCGTGCTGACATCCCCGGCATTCGCATGCTGGCGATGGCCAAGGCCGCGAAGCACGAGCTGGTCGCATTCGTGAACCCGGCCGGCGACATGGACTACGGCTTTGCAATCGGTACGCGTGACGACGCAGTGCGTGTCATGTCGCACACGACGCAGGCGCCGATGGCAGTCGACTACGGCATGGTCACCTTCATGGCGCGCGTGCCGGTGCCGAAGTCGGTCAACCGCAAGATCGTCGAAGCGGGTATCAGCCGCGAAGACAAGTCGCAGCAGATCGAGTACTACCGCAAGCTGTTCTCGTGGGCGCCGGAGTACATGCAGGACATCGTGGACATGGTCAACAACGGCACGCTGGCCTAACCAGGTCGTAGGGGCGCTTGCACAGGCCCCGTTAAAGGAGAAACGACTATGGTAAAGCTGGAAGCTGCCACGCGCCTCAAGCTGACCGCGGCCAAGCAGATGTCGAAAGGCAATCAGAAGTTGATGGCCGACCGACTGAAGCGCTGGGGTTCCCGCTACGGCTACACGTTCTCGACTGACGGTGGTTACCCGTCTATCGACAATCGCACGGTTGAGGTGCAGGCGCACCCGAACGATGACGGCGTGCGTGTGGACATCTACGTGCTGCCGTCCATGCACATCGACCCGGAAGGCCAGGAAGAGCTCGGTATGTTTACCGTGTCTCTGGAAGGGATGTCCGGCATGGATCGAACGGGAAAGCCCAGCGAGTTGAATCCTGGCATCTCCAAGATCCTCAAAGAGAACAAAGCGCTACTCGATCACCTCAAGGATGAGTCATGAAACTCCAAGCAATGCAACGCCTGGCGGCCGGCGATAAGGTCACGTACGAACCGACGCCCGGCGCGAAGAAAGTGAAGCCGGCTGGCTGGAAGGCCGACGTGCCGGTGGTTCAAAGCGATGCCGTCGAGTACGTGCCGACCCCGGGTGCCAAGAAGGAAAAGCCCGCGAAGTGGGAAGCGGACGTGCCGGTTGTGCAGACGTGCAAGAACCTGGTCGACGCCGCACGCAAGTTGCAAGCCGCCAAGGCCAAGCACATGCCGAAGCCGAAGCTGAGCAAACCGCACAAGGCAAAGGCGCCGGCGAATCCCGAGCCGAAGAAAAAGAAGCCGACGAAGGCTTCGAATATCGTCGAAGCGATGGCTGCTCGTGTGAAGTAACAAACAGCTGCAATGGAAAAGGCCCGTACGAATCTTAATCGAATCGTACGGGCCTTTTTCTTTTCAACCACGACCGCTTAAGCCGAAGTCGAACTTCAACGTAACACTAATCTCCTGCTCGGCGCCAGCCGGGTGCATGTTCCCGGGCTCGTCCATAGACAGCAACCTGCAGTTGAACAGCACCGCACCGCGTCCGTCTTCGTATTCGATGTGCAGGTTATCGCCGTCCCAACCTAACACTTTCACCCGTTCAGCCATGTAGTTCCTCACTCAAACATCGGTCATAGGGTACCGTTTTTAAGCTCCTGGGGTAGCCGTGACGAGGCTAAAAACAGGAAAACGGTGTGTCACCTATCGAACCGACAAAATCCAGCAAATCGAACAATTTCCACAATTCATCCAGTTGCTCCTGCGTACGCTGTGCTTCTTCCAACGCACGCATAACTTCCGGATCAGGCTCCATCGCTGGCCCCTATTTGGATCAGCGGCGATAGCGTCGGCTGCGGCTTGAACTCACGATACTCGATGCGCGGATAGATCTTGTCCATGTAGCCGCTGGCACCACACGCGTTGTTGTCGCACTTGTGGCCGTACTGCTCGGGCATGGACGACAGGCAGACTTCGGTGAAGCGCATCTTACCGATCTTGCAATGGTCGCAAACGTAGTGGATGCGCACCGTTGACACAGGCACCGCGAACTCAGCCATTCTTGGCTCCCCGATTGATTGTTGCCAGCTTGTTGTGCGCATCGACAAAGCCCTTGTCCCAATGCGACGACGCCATGGCGTAGTTGAAGTTCATGTACGAGTGGGCGAAGTAGGGATTGGAGTCGAAGGACCGACCCCACACCCGAGCCTCGAAGCCACGCTTGTACTCATGCGTTACATTCTCCGGAGGTTGAATGCAGCCTCGCTTCTCCGGGTTGATCGGTTCCTTCGACATGTGTAACCCCTCTTCTATACGTCTGGTCCTTCCGCAAGATCCGGTAGGTCGTCATCGACCGCGCGCTTCTTTTTCTTGCCGCGTCTGGTTGATGTCTGCTGATCGTCCGGATCAGATCCTAACGAGTCATCTTGTGGCGCGTCCTCCACGCGCATGGTGCTGTAGACGATCTTGACATAGAACGGGAACTTCTTCGAGTTACGACTCTTGGCCTGCTCGATGCGGGTGATACCCGTTTCCTTCGTCTCGTCAGTCGCCACCCAGATCCACGAGTTGGCGCTGTGCTCGGAGATCGCGCGGGCGTAGCGAATCTTGCCGGCGTCGTCCACCTGACACAACAGGATGTTGACCCGGTTTTCGATTTCCGCGTTGATCTTCGCATAGCGCGCGACCGAGCCCAACCGCAGCCATTGGTCGTCACCGTCCACACCCTTCAGCAACGAGATGTAGTCGATGATAACCACATCGCAATCATAGGCCGACACAGCGGCCATGATCTCTTCGATGTCCATGTCCTCGTCGGGACGGAAGATCGTATAGCGACCACCCTTCGCTTTCGTCTTCTTCATCCACAGGCGCATCTTCTTGGCGACCTGGGCGCGCTCGCCCTCCGCCAGACGCTGCTGCAGGATCTTGGTCAGGTCGGTGTTGGTAATGTTGGCCATGATCCGCGCGGTCATCTCGCGCTTGCTCATTTCCAACGGCACCACCAGCACCTTGTAACCCATGGCCGCCATGTTGACAGCCAACGCCGACGCCACGGTCGACTTACCACCGCCCGAGTTGGCGCCGATGGTCACCAGTGCACCACGCGCAAAGCCGCCAGCACCTTCGTCGAACGGCTTGATGCCAGTGGGGATCGTATCCTCCGAGTTGTCCTCGTACAGGATCGACTTGACCAGAGACATCGAGTTGTTGTTCTTGCCGAAGTGCACGAACGCGTCCTGCGTGCTCTTCTTCATGCGGATGGTCGACAGGGCCTGTGCCGTCTGCTCCGACAACGCGTCCACGTCAATGCGTGACTTACCGTTCAGCTGTGCATCAATGTTGGCGGCCAGGTCATACAGGCCGCGCGTCTGCCGATACTTGTTCAGTACCTTGACTGCCTTGGACGCATCGACCGGCGTCTGAATGGTAGCCACCGAGTCGCGAAAGTGCTCACGCGCTTCGGTCGAGATCTCGGGATCCTCCAGCATCAGTCGGTAGGTCGGGCTCTCGCCTTCGTCCCGCATGTGCCGACGAATCGCCTGATAGATCTCCTGCGACTCGGGACTGAAGAAGTACGTGTCATCGACCGACGAGATCAGCTGCCCGGCGATCTGTTTCTTTCGGTGCGTCATCCCCCGGAGGACGGCTAGTTCTGCTTTTGGTGAGACTGTCTTGACACTCACTCTATACCTCTAGGTCGTGTATTACGTGTGCTTGTTATTTACCCGCAGCTCTTCAATCGACCGCGGCATCGGTACGCCGTTCATCGATGCCTGCACCAACATGTCCACGGTGGCCGGCTGACCGTACAGCGCGACGAACTGTTCCTTGCTTGTGACACGCACTACCCTCGGAGGCAACCTGGTCAGAGGTAAGCGCATTGGTAGGTTGCCACGCAGGTTCGCACACATACGCTCGAAATCGTCCAACGTACGAATCAGCTTGCTTCCGTTAGGCGAGCGCGCGAACTGATCGGCACGGCGCTTCTCAATCCGTCGCTGGTGGCTGTTCATGGTAGACCTCCGGGAAGTGTTCTTTGATGAAGGCGCGCACCAAACCACCGAGGTCGCCTTTCCACACATCTTGACCACACATCTTGGCGACGACGTTAGGACAGCACGTGCTGGTGCGTTCAAAGCCGACACGTTCTGCCGTTGCGAGGATGCGCTCGTTGAACAGCTTCGGGTTCAGAAGACCGCCTTCTTTGTTCATTGGGTCACCTCAAATACTTCATCCAAACGCGCTTCAAGAGCAGGATCGACATAACGAATTTCCGACCGCCTGAACTTTAGCACGCGCCGACTATCACCGTAGCCGAAGCGCACATAGTAGCGCGGGAATGCTGCCCACCACGGTCTGTGGATATGAATGATAAACCCGCGCACTTCGCGCGGCCCGTTAATAACGCCCAGCTGATCCTTGCGGCGGACCGCGACTTCATCGCCGACCTCCAACTCGAACTGGCTGTTCATGCTGACGGCTCCAGCTTGCATCCCATCGAATACTGAACCGTCCGGTCGGCGTTGAGGATGCGTGCTTCCTCTTCCGCAGAGATGTAGTGTTTGGCGAACACGCTGCCGTCTTCCCACGTAACAAGGATGCAGTGCTGATCGGTGTCGAGCGTGTAGCGCAGCCGCTGCGCGGCAGAAACCTCGCCGTCGAACAGGTTACCCATCGGCATAACGACAACGCCAGGCACCGCAGGAGCAAAGCCCTCGGGACCACGACGCTCGAGCGCGAATCCAACCGGACCTTTCTGCACTAGCGTCTTCTGTGCCGGCGAGGTGTTGATGATTGCTGCGGCCAGGCTGGCGCGCTCGACGCGTTCTTCAATCTGCTTGACCTCGGCAGCGCTGACTACACCACCTTGTACCAACGACGCCAGCTTCTCGAGATGGTCAACGTAGGCCAGCATATTGAGCATCATGTTCGAGTTGAGCATGACGTTTGAGCCGTTCATACACAGGCTCTTGATCTTCTCAACCAGCTCCGGTTTGAGCTTATTCATTTGGCTTCCTCCGGGCGTACAGAGCCACGCATCCCAGCACACCGATCAGAACGAACGGGGCGAACAGAAAGTATTCCATTGCTAACCCTCCGGGGTTACGTCAGGATCGCACGCGGTCATGCCATCGATCTTGTTCGGGTCGAGATGTGGCAGCGCGTTGTTGAAGTATGCGTTGCGAAAGCGCTCAGGGATCACGTCGGACGTCGTCAGCCACTGCCGCATGGAGTGCTTGACGGCCACCTGAATGCGCACCTTGAGCAGGTCCCTCATGTGCGGCGCGTAGGCGAAACCCAGCCTGGCACCGAACGGGGAGAGCGTCAGCTCGAAGCGTGCCCAGCGACGCACGTTCACCGGTTGGTCGTCCAACGCTGCGTAACCGATGATGACGGTCGAGGCAATACGACTTTCCATACCGACGCTCATTGAGACGGTACGCAACTCAACATCGATACCATTGACGTTATAGCGGTCTACAGGTTCATCGGTCATATCACTTCCACCTTCTTGCGGATGAGCGATTCGCTGAAGTATGCGAGCGCGTTGATCTTGTAGTACAGACGGGTGGTGAAGAACGACAACGGATCCTCACCGGCCATGACGACCACCCGCGGAATCTCCGAGAAGCGTTCCAGCAGGTCGCGCACCTTACCTAGCCGTACTGACGATGCGTTCGGCGTGATATTGGTCAACACCAACATGGTCGGTGGGCTCTTGCCGTCGATCTCGTCGTATTCCTTGAGCAGCTTGTTCTCGAAGCCATCGTAGACGGTGTGCCATACGACATGCGAGCGCAGACCTAACGCCGCGATGTGTTGCGCCACCAGGTAGGCAGCGAACAGCTTGGCCTTGCCATCGTGTGGGTTACCGGACACGCCATAGACCATACGGCGCTGCGGATTGTCGAGAAACAACTGCAACGACTTCTCCTGCTCGGCCGGGTCAACGATGCGCTCATGCAGGCGTTCCGACTCGACAGCGAAGGCCATCGGATCCCACTTGAACGGGCCCTGTCGCCATACATGGCCCGGCACCACGACCTTGAGCTGTTCGCTTTGACGCACGGCAATCGTGGTCGGTAGCTTCTTCGGTTGTGCAACCGGCTTCAGCTCTTCCTCTACGTCCTGCTCAGTGAAGCGCTCGACCTTCGTGGTCTTGCGCGCCACCTTCTTGGCCGCTACCTTCACGTCCTCCTCGGTGGCCTCATTCTTGGGGTCGTACTTCACCACCGCCTTCTTGGCTGCTACGGGACGTCGAGTCCCGCGCTTGATTTCCTGCATGGTCAGCTCCCGTTTGTATCGGGCTTATTTACTGGGTCGGTTTCGTCTTCCGGCTTGATCGCCGCCAGCTCAGCCTTCAGACGTTCCATGCACAGCTCGAGCGCCTGAACCGTCAGCTCTACATCCAACGGCAGGCCGCGCGGATCGAAGCGGTTGCAGATGTCGCCCATGCGCGTGATGTACTGTTGTGCCGTTTGCGCACGTTTCATCCAGGGGTGAATCGGGAAGGGGTTGGACCTTGAGGCCATGTTATAGCTCCAGCTTGTTCATTTGGTCGCGAAGCTGCCGCATCATTGCCGGCGTCATATACACGGCTTCCCATTCAGGGTTGCCGTTGAGTTGGTGAAAACAGAATAGTTCAGCGGGGCCGGCGGACCTGATTAGCTCGACGCCACTGCATGAGTCCTCCGGGTCCGTCAGCGTAAGCAGCAATCTTTCCTTCTCCATGTCACAGCTCCATGCTGCTTAGTTGATTGCGCAACTCACGTGCCATGGCTGGTGTCAACCATACAGCATCGCTTGTGGGTTGGTTGTTGTCCTGCCACAGAACGATGACGTCGCCGACTTTCTCGATCTCGACTTTACGCGCATCGCCGTCCGCCTCGATTGTACCTGACAGTTGCATGTTATAGCTCCAGCTTCTTGAGTTGATCCTTGTTCGAGAAGTAACCACGCAACGTCTGCAGGTCGACTTCAGAAATGACCGGGCGGAACTTCGGGTTGATGCAGCCCCACCATTCATTAGCCAGGCACTTGCGGCGCACGTTCGAGTCGTCAAGAAAGATGCGCAGCTTCGGCGTCGGCTTGCCGTCCAACGGCGTCAGGATACGCGACACCCGCTGCTCGCAGTTCTCCATATTGGACGACATGGTCACGTCGTAGATACACGATGCGCGCGGGATGTTGATACCAGTCGACAGCAGCTTGCCGGTGCCAACCAGGATCTTCAGCTTGTAGTTACGCGCTGCTTCGATGTAGATGTCGCGCTGCTTGCGCTTCTTACCGGTCTTCTTGTCGAGCTGCGAACCCAGCTGACCGGTGAAGGCATAGGCCAACTTCTTGCCGGCGATCTTGTTGATCGCCATGACCAGCGCCTTGATTGGGGTGATCTGCGACAACGGAATCAGCACCATGTGCCCGGCCTTGGCGTCCTTGATAGCCCACTCAGCAATCAACTTCAGCCGCTTCGGATCCTTCTCGATGGCCGATACCATGCGCGTCCACAGCACGCCGCCCTTGTGGTTGGCAGTGTAGTTGGTACGCACCAGCGAGACGTGCGGACGCAACCGTTGCACCTTGGCCTCGTAGATCACCGGACCAATCAGATTGCGCATCAACACGAAGCGACCGTCCTTGCGGTTCGGTGTGCCCGACAGGCCGATCTTCCACCTGCAGTTGATCGACGCCAGGACGTTCGCGTACTTCGGTGCTGCACCCGTGTGGATCTCGTCGACCACGATGACGGCGAACATATCGCGCACCTTGCGCAGCAATGCCTTGCCCTTCTCCGACCAGAACGTCTGACAGGTCACCAGACACACATCGTACTTGAGGAAGTCCTCGTACGTCTTGGCAAAGCCGATCTTGTCCTTGCTGATGTTGGTCAACGCCTTCTGCGTGTCGGAGCCGATGAACGTTTCCTGAAAGCCGACCAACCAATCACGCTGCGATGCCATGATGATGGTCTTCATGCCGATCTTGCAGATGGCGGCCGTGCTCATGACCGTCTTACCGGAACGCGGCGGTGCCTTCAACACACCCCGCTTCTTCTCGATCATTGCTTTCACCGCGGCCGGCTGATACTCACGCAGCGTGCCGGTGAACTTCACACGCTTCGACATGGCCTGGGTCGGGAAGTGCGGCTTGATCCCCGATACCGAGATGTTGTGTTCCTTCAGCGTGTTGATAAGGATCTGCGGATTGCCAATCGGCGTCTTGATGTACGCCTTCTTGCCAACCTTGACCTCTTCCATCAGTTGCGCGCCACCCATGAAGGCCGCGCACTCGTCGCATACTTCCGGGTTGTGACGCTCAACCTTGTACTCGCACTTGTCGCAGCTCTTCTCGTTATAGAAGCGAAACGTCAGCTTGTCGCGCAGTTCATCGATCGCCGCTATGGGAATGTGCTTGCGGGGTATGAACAACGCCTCGCGCGCATGCACCTGAATGGCTGTCATTGTTTGAAGGTGAAGATCAGTTGATCGGAGTCGGGCATCCGGTTATCCCACAGCGATAGAATCGACTGCAGGTTCGTGTAGCGCACCGTGTTGATCGGCCCGACCTTGCCGGTGTAGACGAAGTCCATACGGGTCGTGAAGTCGATCTGCTTCATGGCCGCAATCATTGCCGACATGCCTTGCGGATTGATCGACAGCTGCGCTGCCTTGTTGTCACTGAGGTAGCCCCACATGAACAGGATCAGCTGCTGCGGGTCCGAGTCGAGCACCAGATCACGCAACGTCAGAACGTGTGTTTGTCGCTCCACGTCGTTGTGAATGATGGCCACCATATGCGGACGCACGTCATCAACACGCAGCAGCGACTTGTACTTCACGAGCTTTTGCCCGACCTGGCTATTTACGGTGCCAGCCACCACGTCATAGGTCATTTCTTTCTCCGCATAACCACACTGTGAATACGACGCACCTCGTGCTCCTTGTCGAAGCGCTCGACGGTGCCATGTGCATACTGTACTTCGTGACTGAACCGCTCGACGCCCAACACACATTGGTAGCCGGCGGCTTCGAGCTTGACCGTGAAGCCGGGCTGAACATTCCAGTCGGCATTGAAGCCCGGCAGCACCCAGTCCGTTAGCGCGTCCAACAGGTGTGCCGCGTACTTGTAGATCTTCGGCTCCTTGACCTGCATACACAACAGCGAGGCGTGAGCACCGGTTGCTTCATGGCGTGCTTCCAAAACGAGAACACCCCGCATCATGACGATGGATTTGCGCGCTTCATCATAGCTGAAGTAGCTGCGCTGATCGTCTGATAGCAGGGTGCAGTAGTCGTTATAAAAGCCGCGCAGGTTGATGATTGCGTCCAGGGCCTTGTGGGTGGTTGTGTTGTCCATGGCGAACCTCTAAATGTTTTCGATGGTGGCTCCAGCCATCTTTGCCATGCGTGCGCGCACCAGCGTATTATCGAGTTCACACTCGGCGACTGCGTCGAGCTTAATGTGCGCATCCTTGAACACGATAATTGCCGATTGACCGAACAGCATATGACGCGGACAGTCGGGTGGGATCCATTTGACGATAACGTTGCCTTGCTGCAGGAAATCCCGCGAAGCGGACATGCGCCCACCGCTCTTGTGCACCTCGACCAGAATGTCATCGAAGCGTTGCTTGGCGCACACCACGAGAATGGTAGCGATGCCTTTGATGAACGGGTCACGGTTGTACACCGTAGCCACATCCGATACACGCCGAGCCACATGATTGATGCTACGCATGTCCTACTCCTTATTACGACCTACAGTACCTTGCCTTTCGCGTTGACAATCAGTTCGAGCGCACCGAGCATGCCGTTCAGCTTGAAGCCGGCCTGGTCGATGTCCTTGATTAGATTGTCGAAGATGCCGATGGCGGTTTCCATCTCGCTCATGAGCGACGCCGATACCCGCGTCAGTCGACCAAGGAACGCCTTGCGTTGATCCTGGTTGCTGAAGTCGGACATCTCGTCCTTGTAGCGATCGGTCACGTACTGAGTCAGCGCCTTCTCGGCTTCCTTCAGGTACGACAGATGCAGCGTCATGATCGACCGCATCTTCTCGATGCGTGAGCGCGCCTGCAAATCCTTCGAGTGCGCCTCCATGATTGACTTCGCCGAGAACTGCTTGTTATCGTACATCTGCGGGGAGAGCCGCGAGGTGTGCAACGCGAATGCTTCCTTCAGGTCGTCCGGTGCCTTCACGCGCGCCTGCGTACGTTCCACGACCTTCTTGAACTTGGCGTACTCGTCGTCTGAGCGCACAACACCGAGGAACGACTTTGCTGGCGCAGCCTCAGCTTCGACTTCAACCGGCCGACGTTTCTTCTTGAGGGTAGTTGCCATGTCACTGCTCGTCTATGATAGTGGTAATCTCAGGGGAGATGCGCGGCGAGATCAGCAACGTACCCCGATTGGGATAGTGGAACACAAC